GTGGGGTATCGGTGAAAGTCCATAAGCCCATCGAGACACCACCGCCGAATCGTATTGCGGTTCTTTCCGATCTGATTGGCCGCATCGGTGAGCGTTAAAAACTTGTTCTCTTCGTGAGTCTCAAGCCCATTTTCCCCCGGCGTGTGCCCGCACTTGGGACACGGCTCGACCGACGTTTTTGCTTTTTTCGCCACGCTTCACTCCCTCGTGTAATGCCCGTAGTTACACCGCCCCGCCCCATGACTGACCGGCCTTGATCGCACGGTACGCCGCATAGCTCGACATGTCGACCTGGTCGCTTGTCTCATCCGGTAAGCCCGTCCAGCTTAACAGCTCGCCCTCGTAGTCCCGCAACCACGCGAGAACGCCGGGTACCGTCTCGGCGTCCGGCAAGTAGAACTCGCCCCGTTCGATCTTCCCGAGAAGGCCCGAACTGATTGACCGTTCGTACTTTGCGCCATGAGGATCGCCCTTCGTAGCCTTTTTCATACCGGGAAGCTTCGGATTGATCAACTCGGCTTTGCAGACCCTGCCGAGCTCATCGGCCAATGGCTTGCCGTGATGCGCCATTTCGATGTAGGCATTCGGGCAGCGCCATTCTTGGATAACTTGAGCCGCGTCTCGCTTAAGGTCCAGCCAGTCTACTCGTTTTCGCCAGACATGGCGGAGGAAGAGGCTTGTATTCCCGGGATAATAGTCCCAAATACCGCAAGCCGACCATGAGGGGTTCGCGCCCTTGAGTTCCGCCGCACGCTGCTTGCTCGTACCGGCCGTGTCGATAGTCGCGAACCTCTTGCACTTGAGCGAGTCGATACTGAACCCTTCCTTGGCGCGATCCTTGCGGAGCGGCATGATGAATTGCCCCCTGAGGGTAAAGTACCGCAGATTCTCGGCGTCGATTATCGCGCCCTCAACTGCAGACCAATCACCGTTGGCAAGTTTTGCCGCCAGCACGGCCCCGAGCTTTTGCTGTAGCCGCTCAATGTATTCGCCAGTCTCCAACGAAGGATTGTCTGCCACGCGGCTGGGCATGAACACGGCACCGCAATCGGCTTTGAACCACATACCAGGCGGGCTCGGGTCGTAAGCCGTGAACCCTTTAAGGGCCTTGATCGCCTCATCCGTGACAAATCGATGTTTGACCCATGAGCCGCCGATCGGGTTAGCAGCCGATCGCATGCCGCACGGTACAGGATAGTTCTTGAGCCGCCTCAGACGTGAGAACATCCACCGATACTGCGTCTCGCTGAATTGCTCAACTTGGTCAAAGCATATCCGGTGGTACTCGGGCCCATCGTAGTTGTGCTTATCATTCTCATACTGCATGTGGCCGAATTTGATCATTGCGCCATTGGGGAACTTCCACACCTTGTCGCCAGCATGAAACTTGCCACCGAGCGGCTTGAAAAAAGAATGACTGCGCTCAATGGGCGCTGTCGGGCTACCCTGCAGCTGGGCATACGTGCGACGAAGAAACAGACCAGAAAAATTGGCGTGCTTTACTCCCTGCCTCAACCACCGAAGCAACGCATCCGTTTTGCCACCGCCGAGCGAGCCGCCGAACATGGCCTCGAAATGAGGCAGATCAATGAACTCTTGCTGTCTTGGGTGGGCATAGGCCGTGTCAAGTATCGCTATCCGGCGGTCGATCTCTGCGAGCAGCGATCGACGCTTCTCTGCTGGCCAAGACTTCCATTCGGTCCTCAATGACACTGTCTAATTCCTCATCTGAGACACGCACCTCATAGCGTTCGCGGTACTTCTCGGGCATGGCGCCTTTGAGCAAGAATATGGCAGTTGTCTCGGGGTAGTCGACCTCATAGTACAAACGGAAAAAGACGCCGGTCCCCTTGTTTTCGCTGTCGATAACCTCGATGGCCTCAAGGTGGCCCTGTTCGCATGGCATGCGGATCGGGTCACCCTTAAAGAACTTGTAGCGCCGAAGTCCATTCATCGCCCGATCGAGCATTCGGCCTTCCAGCAGCTCGGCCGCGACTGGCTCGGCACGCCTGAATGCATCGGCATAGTCGACGTCAGCGCTCAGCCAATCATAGTGCGAAGCGCGACGGAGGCCGCACAAACGCGCCGCTTGTGCGATGTTGCAAGTGTCGCAATAGGCGATGAGAAACGCCCGCTTTTTAGGATGTACGATTCTGTCCAGAAATGGATAGCGTTCACGCCCGTTGACGCCGCTGCCGCCGGCATGCCCGTTACCGTTGCCCTCAGTCATGTGCCCCTCGCACCACTACTGACTCGCGATGATCTCGCCCGCCCCTGCCCTATTCTCGGCGAATGGCTTGTCCGCTGACAAGCCAAGCTTCTTTGTGTGTTCGCCACAAACCAGATTGGCGGAAATTGGCGGAAAGACACCAAGCGTTTGAAACCGACCGGCCTGACCGCCAAGACCGATTGCTGTGGGAGGATTTCGCCGACACTCGCCCGTTTTTTGGGCGATGTTTGTTGGATTGGCCTGAAAGTTGTACGCGTGGCAACAGTTGCCACAGTTTTTCGATTCCACCGTGCTTCCTCTCTTAAAAGATTTCCCGTGCCGAGGAAAGATGAGGTATCAGGTTTTTAGAGTACGTATTCTTGACCGTAAAGGGTAAACGTGACGTTACCGCTCGCCGATTCCACTCCGAGACCATCCGCAGCGGTATGCATGTCAATCGGCAATCGCAGCTCGATCGTCCTATTTGCACCGATCGCATTCTGAAAATGAAGGGCCGTTACCGCTGTTCTTATAATGCCATCGACGTCATGATAAACATCGAATGTCGTGGCAGCTCCACCTGTTTCGCAAACAACAAGTGTCAGCTGCCTTGCTCCTAGGAGAGACGGTGGTGCGTAAAGCTCCACGTCTGTCGCCGCTGCCGGGTTCGCTTGTGCTAATTGTGGACCCATGGCTGTGCATCCTCTAAGGTTCGAGTTATTGGTTCAACAATCAAAGCCGGGACACGGCGGCCCAACGCACGCAACGCGCTCGCCCGATGTGTCCCATTGTACGGCCTGCCGTCAGAATACAATGCGATTTCGTCACCCTGTCTTGGCTTGTACTCTTGCCGCCTGAATTTCTGAATCCATCTCCATTGCCTCATGACTTCCACCGGCTTGGCCGCGAATTGTCCGATGGTGTCACGTGTTGGCCGATCCGCGTCTATCAACTGTCGCGAACACCGCAAGGCCGGCATGCACCATAGCCAGAATGCTGGATGTTCTCGCAAGTCCTCGATGGCACCAATTGTTTTCACTGGCTCACGGGGCACTGTTGTCGATCCGTTCGATGAAAATCAGGGTGGTGTTCTCGGGAATATGTGTTGCGGGCGCAATGAACGAATCCGCAAAGGCCTCGGTGAATACATCACCGCCACTACCACTGACACTGAACCTGTGGACAAGCGGCCCCCAGACCGGTTGTGACGCACACGCCTGTTCATCGAGATCGTCAAACTCTACCGGGCCCGTCGTGCAGTCTAAATGGATATTTGTGTCTGGCATGCCGCCCTCGCCCCCGGCAACGAATCCTAAAGACGGAGTATCCGGGACTATTGCATGCTGATGGCTCAATTCAGCTATCGTGTGGTCCTCGATTCTCAAGCCTACAGAAATCGCCTGCGTAAAGGTTACAGTATCCACCAGAATTGTAATGTTGTGGGTATGCTGAAACTCCCCGCCAATCGTTCCGGCCGTGCTGCTGCCCCGCACAAACCGGCCACCACCATCCGAGGCGCCGCTGTTCATGTTGATCGCGCTACCTGTTGAATTGGCTGACCCGTCCATGGCCGCCCAACCTGGCGGAACGGCACCCAATGCCAGCGACCACAAGCTGACCGTGCCGATTTTTTCGTTCAGGTAATCCGAAACGCAGACGTGCGTGCTCGCAGCCGCGTTGCGGTATGCGATGACATCGCCTGAAATCACATTGGGATCCTGTTGCGCCGTCTTGGGCAGCAGTACTGTCACAACTTCCGCTGTCGGATTGTTGCCCTCGCAGTCGTCCACTGGGTTGATCGTGACCGAGTCGCAAGACGCGCCGTTGTCAGTCCAGTTGGCCGTAGCCACGCCCCATAAAATGTTATTCGTCGTCCCCACGACACCAACGCGCACCAAGTAGAGAGGCAGCGTGGTCCCGCCACTCGTGACCGACCCGCTTAACCGCCCCATGAAGCTGTCCAGTTGACGCAACGGAACCACATTGGCTTCTACCGGTGGCGCGCCTTCCTCTAGGTCGATAGGCCTAATCCAACAGGCTTCAAGCGTAGTGAACCCGGTGACATAACGGCGCACAAACCCGGGCACCAAGTCGTCAGCGTTAGGCGTCACATCGTCGCCTATCGCCGTCGCTCCATCGTCAACTTGCACCGGCTGGGGCAGCCTCGGCCAACTTGGGTGCTGATTGCGGGAAAGATTAGGCGTGGCCAAATGTTCGCCGGCATAGTCGCTGCAATCGTCCCGGCATCCAGCCAGAACATGCTTGCTGGCTGGCGTGTGCTCTCGGCTCGTGTCTGGGCTCTGTATGATCTCGGTGACCATGCCCGTGGCATCACCGTAGTCACGATGCACAACCTTGGTCACCAGCTCACCCGGGAAAGCCTGGCTGAGTGTGCCGGCGTAGATCGTACGCTCGCGATCCAGGCCAAAGTTGAGCTCTTGCAGAAGCTGAGCCTTGTGTTCATCCACACGGGCCGTGATGTCGCCCGGGTTCACGATCGATCCCGAAACGTCGACCAGTGCCGGCAAGTCCTCCCAGAAGCCGAGTACCGTGCCCGGCTCCGCGCTCGCGATCCCGGTGGACGCCTCGACAAACGTAAAGGACGCCATTTCGAAATTACCCGTCCGGGGCGTGTCCTTTTCGGTACCGTGAAACTGTTGCCGCTTCTGGAAGTAGAACC